AATATTGCCGCCGCTCAGCCGGAAACCTGAAGTACCAGTGCTATCCGGTTGCTGGATGACACCGCCGACTGAAATCAAACATTGCTGTTCGTTTATTGGTAGCGGTACCGGAGCTGCACCGTTTACAAGCAGAGCAAAAGATGTAGTTGTACCGTTGAAAGAACCGCTGATGTCATCAATATTCAGATAGCTTTCAAAGGCAACCTGAAGGTTGTTACCGATGTACCCCACGATTTACTCTCTTAACGCTGTTATTAGTTATTCTAACTCGGTTGTATTAGGACCAGCAGTAGAAGGTTTGACAGGCCAGACAACAGATTCAGGACCGGTCGCAGCGTACGTTTGGGGCAAATCACGCAGGACTTGGCGGTATGCAGCCCAGGCAGCTTGATCGACGGTGGCTCCAGGGATCATGGTCCAGTCGGAGTCTGCGATGAGTTGATCACGCTTGGCACGGATCGTGTCCCACGTGATTTCGGTGCCTTCAGCAGGAAGCGGCGTGTTGCCTTCCGCAACCCAAGCCAAGTATTCTTGATAATCAGTGTTGTCCAAACTTGGCGGGATACAAGCATCGTCCGCTAAGCGAATGACGCAGTTACTAGAAGTGAGTTGATAGGTCATAATCAAAGCTCCGCGCTTGCTGTGTTGCTGGTTCGCTGTTGATAATAATTACCGCCACCAGCTCCTTGCAGAACTCTATAAACACAACCTATCGCAGTTGGCGTTGCAGTAGTAAAGTTGTCGCCACTGGTGTTTGTACTGGTTCCAGCCGTGCCAAGAGTCACTGTCGGGGCAGCTCTCATTGTTTGAATAAAATTAACGCCGCATATTGCATAAGCGCCTACGCCTCCAGTTGGATAAGCTTCGCCCGCTGCGGAATCGAAAAGTTGATAATACCGCTGACACCTCGCCAGCTCATCGCCGTAGCTCCGGTGTTCAAACGGTGTGGCGACGGATCCGACTTCTAGTTGGACGCCGGTAATAGCAAAATAATCAGACGTTGCACCGCCTACGCCAAGGTTTGAAGGGTTGCGGTTGGTATTGCTAAAAGTTGACCAAGTTGCTTGATGGCTCCCGCTTGTATAGTCGGAACCACTATTTAACCACCATTCAAATTGAAGTCCTGCACCGTTGTCGTTATTGATAACACCAGCAGTATCACCAGGGATTGTGATTACCTTTTGCTCCCAAGTATCTGCAGACGAAATAGAGTATTCAAAACTTACCAGTTTGTTTGAGTTATCAGTCTGAAGAAGTGCAACGGTTGCAGCTCCTGTTTTGTTTGACCTGACCCAGAAGCTCAAGGTCAATCCTTTTGCACCAGCTGTACCAAAACCGAGCGACTGTAAATTATAAGCTTCGATTGGATGTGTAATGAAAAGATTGTTTGAAGCAGCAGGGCTTGCGTTGGCAGTTGTGCAGGTTACTTTGAAGCTATTTGAAAAACCGTTAGGAGCGTTTGTATCTTGATCGACTGTCCAAGTTCCTAGCGATGCCATAGCAAATCTAAATCTGTCACAAGTGCGATAATCGCCTGTAGTAACACCAGTAACCTGCGTCCCCCGTTGAGCCACCTGCATCGCACCGTTGATGATCAGGTTCTTACCAAGGCTAAAAGCGTTATCGGCTAATCTTCCGCCGTCAATATCAGTAAGTGCCATGGGTTGTACCTCCTATCAAGTCTGCTCGAGGTAGCTAACTGCAATATCTAACGCTGAGGCGGTATCGGATCGCGCCCTCAATATGTCACTTGATTCCATGATCACCTTGTTACCGCTGATGATTTCCAAGGAAGAACCAGCAGGAACCGGAGCATTTCGGATCAAGTAAACATCGTCACCACTATTTACGTCGAGCTGAATGTCAACGTTAGCGCTGGCTCCAGTTTTGTTCGAGACCAGAACACTGAGGATAATGTTTGTGGCAGATGCACCGGTCGTGAGGATGACCGCAGCTGCATCGCTGATGGCGTTAGTCGTTAGGTCAGCGTTGGTGTCTAACTTAAATGTGTTTGCCATATCAGCCTAGAGCAACAATAAGTGCAAGGTTGTCAGTTGAATCAAGTGTTCCATCGACAGTCAGACTGCCTGTAATGGTCACGTTGCCAGGGATGGAAACTGAACCAGATGTATCTATTGTAAGTCTAGCAACACCACCGGTAACAAGCGCCAGCTGATCAGCGGAGGGGCTGATGATCCCTGTGTTCGGGTCACCGGCGAACTTTAAAGCGCAGCTTGATAACGAACCTGGAGAGAATGCAGCATTGACGCCATCTTCTCGTAAGAGCGGGTAACCACCGGCCTGTGATGCGTCATGAACAACACAAGTCTGTTTTACCGTATCAACCGTGACTTCGCCAACCGCACCTGTGAACGCCTGCGTTTCAACAGTTGTACCGCGACGGAATTGTACTTGGGTTGCCATAATCTTATCCTAATGCAATTGCGATTGCAGTAGCAAAATCTTCTGTTGAAATCGTACCGCTGTTGTTCGGTACGGTCATCGTTCGAGTAGTTCCAGTGGTGATTCCAGAGCACTCGAACGCTAATTGCTTCGTCGCATCACCGTTATCCTGAACTCTAAACGTACTGTCAGAGAAGGTCGTTGGCAAAGTCGATGTAAGAACTAAAGTACCGCTGGCATCTGGGAACGTATAAGTCCGGGTGGTAGATGTCGTAATGCTCGACGCATCAAAAGCAATCTGTTTCGTGTTATCGGCTGTATTCCGAACACGGAACCCGCCATCATTAGTGACGACTGCAGTGGAGGTAACGGAAGTTAAGCCAGCTAACGTCGTTGAACTACCGCCTAAAGCAATACCCGTTGAACCAAGGGTGATCGAGCTGTTGGCCAGCTGAGCGTTCGGGATAGCATTAGTTCCGAACTCACCCGTGCCGCTGTTATAGGTAAGACCAGAGCCAGTCGCTACTGAAAAGTGTGCACGGACTTCACTGGCAGAAGGACCAGTGTAAGTAATGACGCCAGTGCCAGAGTTATAGCTCAGTGATCCATCGCCACCGCTATCAGTGACAGAAATCTCACCCCGGATATTGGCAGCTGTGACTTTAGTGAAAGTAAAGACCCCAGTGCTGTTGTCATAAGCTAAGGAGCCATGTCCAGTACCGCTGTTGGTAGCACTTAAAGAGTTAAGAAGTGCAACCGTACCAGTGGAGTTAGGAAGTGTAATTGTTTGGTCTGCTGTTGCATCTGCAGCAGTCAGCGAAATTTCAAAATCGTCGCCAGTGGCGCCCTCGAAGACAATATTGCCGCTGCCGATCGTGATGGAATTAGCTGCACCACTAGAGGGAGCATTAATCGTCGTCGCGTTTAACGTCGTTGTCGTTAAACTTGTAAATCCCGTAAGAGTAGTTACAGTGTCACCAAGACTTACACTGGTGCTCCCTAAGGTTACAGAACTGTTCGCTAACTGAGAATTCGGAATAGCATTGGTTCCGAACTCACCAGACGTGCTGTTATAAGTTAATCCTGAGCCGGCTGCAACACTGAAGTGGGCACGGACTTCACTGGCAGAAGGACCAGTATAAGTAATGACCCCAGTTGAATTGTCGTAGCTAAGAGAACCGTCGCCACCAGAATCCGTGACAGAGATCGCAGCACGCGCTCTCGCAGTGGTGAAATACTCATTAGTACCTTCTGAGAGGTCAGAAGTCGAGTTGCCTGCAAAGTCAAGCTTATCAGTCGGAGTGTTGACCTCCTCGAATAAGCCACTAACCAGACAAATAGCCTTCCTAGTTGCCATCTTGCATACCTACATGGCTCACTTAGAGCACTAAGAATGAACCGTTTGTTAAACCTATCCTACCAAGGCTACCGTTTTTAACTGAGCTCAATTGGAGGCTCTAATTGAATAATAAACTCAGAAGTAGAGGCGGCTTCACCCACGCGTGTAACAAAGCGACCTGCCGTAGATGGTGGCGTAGTCGTGATGGCACCAGCACCAGAATCAGACAAGTAATGTATATCACCGGCATTGTATCCAGAGCCAGCAAGAACACCAACAATCAAAACGCGTACCTGTTCACCAGCAAGCTTTGAAGTCTGCGCAAAACCAATGACCGTAGCCTTATCCACGGTGTCATTGGCAATAGCCCGGCCTACTTTCCCGTCACTTGTTCGAGCATATAGAGCTTCACCCTGTGTGACATCCTCAAAGCCTTCAGCGATGAAACCAGCGACGGAATAAACCGTACGACCAGCCATCGTATCTTTTAGGTCAATTAGAACCTGAGTAAGACCCTCTGAATTGGGTGCATACGGTTCGAAATTACTGATACCAGCCATTAGCGCAGACGGATAGGAGGCTCGAGCTGAATACTGAACTCAGTGGTTGTGGCGCCTTCACCAACACGGGTTACAAACTGGCCTGCGGTGGAGGGAGGGGTCGTTGTG